CTTTTTTGATCGGCAGATAGCTTTTGTTGGAGTGGTAAGCTCTTGGACCCCGGAACGCGTATTGTCGTGTTATTCAGGATCCCAGAGGACTGCCTACGCTCTAGCATACAAGCTCGGCCTAAAAATAGGAGACATGGAGAAACTAAGCCCTTCGTCAAGACTGAAGGTTATTGTCTGATTCTCAAGCCTGACCCGTTCAACAAAGGCGTTCCACGGCTAATTCAAGCCACCCCTATCGACTCCAGGGCAGTGATGGCTACGTTCATCAAACCTCTTTGTGAGATATCACAAGACTTTAAAGATGGACAAACCTACCGCTGGCTTGGCTCCGGACTGGACCAACATCAGGCAGCTAAGCTCTTGATTGCTAAGTTCTCTAGATTTGAGTGCCCAGTAGGCATAAGCTTCGATTTCAGAAGGTATGACGCTCATAAGACTAAAAGATCCAAGCATATCAGGACTGTTAAGTACTGCCAGATGACCCGGGACGAAGAAGTCATAGAACAGATGCACAAGGAACAGGTGTGCACAGGGAAGTTAGGGTGGAAGGATGGCTATTACAGAATAGAAGGCAGGACAGAGAGCGGTAGACAAGACACTAGCAAGGGGAATAGTGACGAAGCTCAAGCAATGTTCGATGCGGTTTATGAGCGTTTGAGCAAGGAGACCTTGGTTAATGGTGAAGATGTGATTCTTGTTGTGGAACAGAAACACTTAAAAACTGTTACTGACCTTGTTCATAGATTCAACGCATTTGGACATATCGTCAAAATTGTAGGCATATCGAAGGACCCGTACCATCTTGACTGGTGCCAGAGCAGGATTGACCCATTGTCTCAAAGATGGTTGAGGAAACCAAGCAAAGTGCTAGACACTTTATTCTCATCCGTACACTTTGGACAGTCTGATACCTACGAGAGACTATTGGCTACGGCCACCGGTGAGTTATCCCTGAATGCAGGTACACCGGCTGCGTTAGTCTGTCAGGCTTGGGTAGATAAACTGTCTGGGTACAAACCCAGTAAGCTGGAGCAGCAATACCGTATACGCAAGAACCTATTTAAGGCCGCCGGACCTGCGCATTGTGACCTATCTTGGTACCATGAGTTTTCTGGGTTGGAACCGAC